GAAGAAGATGGTTCAATAGCCCTTTCTAGTGACCCAGTACCTTACGGCATGTATTTAGGTGTATATGAAAGAAAAGTGTTAAATAAAATAGACATACCTATTCCTAAAAACAAAAAAGAGGCGATAGATTATGAGATATCTTGGACACAAGCTTATTGCTCTGCTGCTAAAAGAGTACGAATAGCCTTTGATAACTTGAGCGACAGGTCAGCAACAAGAAAAGAAGTAGTATTTGGCCGCGAAAACTTAGTCTTAGAAAATGATTACTTGATTAAATACAAAGGTAATTGGGGACAAAAACCTGCATTAGACTAAGATAAGAATTGATTAAGGAGTTATTTTGGCAATCACAAACGGATATGCGACCCTATCTGAAGTAAAAGCAGCGTTGCGTATCTCAGATGCTATCGATGACACACTTCTTGAAATGGCTATTGAATCAGCCTCAAGAGTTATTGATGGTTATGCGTCACGTCATTTTTATTCATCAGGAACAGCAACTAGATATTATGTCGCAAATGATAACTATGTGGTTCAGACTGACGACTTAGCAAACGGAACTATCACATTAAGAAGTTCAGAATCAGCCAATGGACAATATGACGTCACATGGGGCAGCGATGATTATCAATTAGAACCACTCAATGGAGTTTTAGATGGACAAAACTGGCCATACACCAGCATTAGAGCAATAGGAGATTACCTATTTCCAATTTTAGGTGGAGAAGCCTTAATTCAAATAACTGGCACATGGGGTTGGTCCTCAGTTCCAATCGCAATTAAACAAGCTTGTATTATTCAATCTTCAAGAATTTATAAGAGATTAGATTCCCCTCTTGGTGTTGCTGGCTTTGGAGATTTAGGCGCAATCAGAGTTTCAAGAAATCTTGACCCAGATGTAGAACAATTAGTAATGCCTTATAAGCGCATGAGGAACTTTGCTTAATGGCCTTAATAAGCGAAATCAGAACTGGATTAGCGACTAACTTAGCAACCATAACTGGTCTTAGAACAACTGCAACAATTCCAGATAATCCCAATCCTCCTATCGCTTTAATTTCTCCTAACACTGTGCAATTTGATGATGTTTTTAAAAGAGGCATGCAAACTTATAGTTTTAATGTTTTGCTCATAGTTGGAAGAGCAGACGAAAGAAGCGCACAGAATAGTTTAGACGCTTATTGTGCATCAACTGGTTCATCTAGTATCAAGTTAGCCATAGAGTCAGATAAGTCTCTTGGCGGCAAGGTATTTGATACGAGAGTTACTGAAATGAGAAACTACGGACAACTCTCAATAGGTGAGGTAATATATCTATCAGCAGAGTTTTCAGTAATCTGCTACGCAGACTAGGAAAAAGGAAAAACAACAATGGCAAAATTTGCTGCAACAGACCATAAGATTACTGTTGCTGGAGTAGACTTCAGCGCAAATCTTAACAGCATTGAATTATCACAATCAGCAGATGAATTAGAAACTACTGCTTTTGGTCAATCATGGAGAACAAGAATCGGTGGCTTGAAAACTGGTACTGTAACTCTAAACTTTATGCAAGACTTTGGCGCAGGTTCAGTAGACGCTACCTTGAATCCATTACTTGGCTCAATCGCCACAGTAGTTATTCAATCAGCTTCAGGAACAGTATCTGCAACCCAACCTAAATACACCGCAGAATGTCTCGTCACACAGTATTCTCCATTCGCGAGTTCAGTTGGCGATATAGCCACACTTTCTGTAACATGGCCTACATCTGGAACTGTTACAAGAGGAACTGTCTAACTTATGAAACTAAACCTGCGCGTTACATATAACGCAAGTGAACCTAAAGAAATCACTTGTTCTGCGAAAGACCTAGTTGCGTTTGAAGAAAAATACGATAGGTCAGTTGCTAAACTCCAAGAAGAGTTCAAAATAACTGACCTATTGTTTTTAGCATGGCATAGCGAAAAAAGAACCAATGCCACAAAAAAAGATTTTGATAATTGGTTAGATGATATTGAATCAGTAGAGGTAAGTGAAGCAAGCCCAAAATAGTTGGGCTAGGTGACAATTCAGCACATTGGTATATTGCTTACTTAGCCATTGAAACTGGAATAGCCCCCTCGCTTTTAATGCAAGAATCTGACAGAATGTTATTTACACTAGGCATGTATTTGCGATGGCGTGCTACTCAACAAGCGAGGCCAAATGATTGAAACAGAAATTAAGGGCATAAGAGAAGCACTTAATACTTTGGCAAAGTTTGATAAAGAATTAGTTAAAGAATTACGATTAGATTTAGCAAGAGTCGCACAACCACTATCAAGTGCAATCTTGGCGCGTATTCCTAGTCACCCTCCGATAAGAGGATTTGACCACAACGGAAGAACAGCATGGCCAAAGAAACCTGTAAAGATTAGAACAAAATTAAATACTTCTACAAGCTTCAGACAAATGAGAACTTCAACTGTAAAAATAATTGTAAGTAATGGTGGAGTCGAAATTGCTGACATGGCAGGCAAGAGAAACGATATTAAGACTTCAGGTATGACCAGAGCCTACGCAAGAGGTTCAGTGATTATGCATCACAGATTAAACGGACAAGGTAGAGGCATGATTAACGCTTTGAGTCAAACTGGTGTTGGGAAAGCTTCTAGATATGTTTATCCAGCAGTTGATAAATATAAAGACACGATTACCATAGAGATAGATAAAACAGTTCAACAAGCAATTATTAGAGGTAATGAACGCATGAAACAGAGAGTTGCTTAAATGGCCATTATTGTTCCGATTAAAACGGAATGGGATAAAAAACAACTTGATTTAGCAATCAAAGATATTAATAAAGCCAAAATTAAACTAAGTGGTCTATCTACTGGCACTAAACAAACTGGTGGAGCCTTTGATTCACTAGGTGGTTCAATTAAGAAACTTGGATTGAGTGTCGCAGCAGTTTTTGGCGCAAGAGAAATAGGACAATTCTTTTCTGCTTCTATTAAGGGAGCGATAGAAGATGAAAAATCATTAAGATTATTAAATAAGACTTTAGAAAATATGGGCTTTCGTGGAGCCACTCAGCAAGTAGATGACTTCATTGGCAAATTACAATATTCAGCAGGTATCGCTGATGATGAATTAAGACCAGCATTAAACAATCTTGTTTTAGCCACAGGTAATCTTTCTAAGTCACAAGAACTTTTACAAGTATCTCTTGATGTTAGTGCGGGCAGTGGTAAAGATTTAGATTCAATTACTGTCGCGCTCGCAAAGGCATACAACGGGAACTTCACAGCACTTAAAAAACTCAATTTAGGCATAGATGAATCTTTAATTAAAAACAAAGACCTGAGTGGAATCTTGAGCGTTTTATCTGCCAAGTTTGCTGGTGCTTCTGCTAATGCTGTTGATACTTATGCTGGAAAAATAAAAATACTTCAACTTGCTGTTGGTGACGCGCAAGAAGCGATTGGTTACGGATTTTTAAATGCTGTTGAAAGAGTTTCTAAAGCATTAGGCAAAGATACAGGTGGGTTAGCAAACTCAATAAAAGACATTGGCGATGAAATTGCTCTAGTAATTGAAGGCGTAGGAGTCTTAACTGCTGAAGTAATTACTGCTGCAAATGAAACTGAAAAGTCTTTTAAAGGATTAGTTGCTACTTTATTTACAGAAATTTTTGCTGGCGCTTTAACAGTACCCAAGTGGTTGATTGATTTTCTAACTGGCAAAGCCAAAACAGCAAGACTTGAAGGTCCGGCAAGTGCAAGTCCAGCAGGTAGCAGATTAGCGCAACAAGCAAAAAAGAATCAAGACGCACTTGAAAAGGAAGCACAAGCAATAGAAGCAGCCAAAAAGGCTCAAGAAGAATTAAAAAAGAATACAGAGTCATTAACAGAAACCAATATTAATTATGCCAAGTTTGTGGCAGGAACTAGTCCACAATCTCTTGAAGGCGCAACTAATTTAGCAAGAGAAGCTTTAGGTTCTATTCAAAAAACTATGGAAAATCATCCTAAAATAAATGATGCTCTAGTAAAATCCTTTAGAGATTTAGCCTCAGTTGTTCAAAATAACTTTTCTTACGCATTAGACCAAGCAAAGCAAAAACTAGATGCAGCCAAACAAGAATATAACAACTTCAAAGACAGCATCAAATCTTCCATAACTGGAGTAATGAACTTCACAGCCATAGCAGAGGGTTCAACTTTCTTAGATAACTTGACAGAACAAGCTAAACAAGCAAAAGCTTTTGGTGGCCAAATACAACAATTATTAACTATGGGACTAAACGAAAGAGCCATTACTCAAATCGCTAATGCTGGTTATGAAGTCGGAACAGTAATAGCAGATGAGATTATTGCTGGTGGAGCGACAGTGGTTCAACAAGTAAATACATTAGTTGCGAGCGTTGAATCAGTAGGAGAAATAGTTTCAACTACATTGGCTGACCAATTTAAAGGTGCTGGCGTAAACGCAGCGCAAAGTTTAGTTGATGCCTTAATTTCTGAACTTAATGCTTCTGCTGCTCTTATCGCTCAAGCGATAGTGAATGCTACACAAGGTGGAACTACAGTCGTTGATACAAAACCAATAGTTAAAGAATTAAAACCAAAAGTCATAACTCAAAAAACGCCAACAGCAGCATCGATTGGCGTTTCAAATAAACTGCGAGCCATGCTTCCGGGAAGAGCAGTTGGTGGTCCAGTATCGTCAGGTTTATCTTATTTAGTTGGTGAGCGTGGTCCAGAAATATTTATGCCTAGCACTAACGGCAATATTGTTCCAAATAACAAATTAACAACAAGTACTTCAGCGAATATAAACATAACTGTTAATGCAGGAATGGGAGCAAGTGGCGCTTCTATCGGACGCGAGATTGTAGACGCTATTAAGAAGTATGAAAGAACCTCTGGTCCAGTCTTTGCGAGTGCCTAATGGCAGTACCAAGCACAACTGTTGAAATTGGTTTTGACTTATCTTCTTTAGGTGGTCCATTCTTCACTCTTAATGATTCAGTACAAGGAGTCTTAGACAATACAGAGTTCGTTTTAGGTGGTTCATTATTTTATGACGTTTCAGCATATTTAATTGAAGTAAATAGCGATAGAGGAAGAAGTCGTGAATTAGATAGATATTCTGCTGGTCAAATTTCTGTCGTATTAGATAATCGGACTAGAGTTTTTGACCCTCTTAATACTGCGAGTCCATATTATGGACAAATAATTCCACATCGCGAGATAAGAGTTAAGTCAAACGGGACTGCTTTATTTTATGGGCTTATTGATGACTGGAACTTAGAATATCAACCAAGTGGAGATAATAGAGCGATAGCAGTTGCTTCTGATGGTTTTGGATTACTAGCGACTCAAGGATTGTCTGCTTACACAAATACTTCTCAATCAACTGGTAATCGAATTACTGCCATATTAGATAGGCCTGAAGTTAATTGGCCAGCCGACACAAGAGTAATAGACGCAGGATTAGCCACTCTACAAGCTGATGTCGTTGATACTGGCACAAACGTTTTAGATTACTTGCAAACAGTTAATTTATCTGAACCAGGAAGTATTTTTATTGGCAAAGATGGTTATTTTAACTTCCAAGATAGAACCAATCCCATCAATTCAAGCAGCATTATCACTTTTGCGGACAATGGTACTGGAACTCCCTTCAATAACTTAATGGTTGTATATGGTTCAGAGCAACTTTATAATCGCGTAAGTGTTACAAGAACTGGTGGAACAGCGCAAATAGTTGATGATACTGACTCGCAAAATCAATATGGTATTTCTTTACTAGAGCAAACTGACCTATTACTAAACTCTGATTCTGATTCATTATTACTGGCTCAATATCTACTATCTAGATACTCAGAACCAGAGTATCGCTTTGAGGCTTTAGAGGTGGAATTAGCCAACCTGACGACTGCTCAACAAAATGCTGTTTTAGGTTTAGAATTAACAAATGTAATACAAATCAAGTTCACACCTAATAATGTTGGTTCACAAATAAACAAGTATGCTCAAGTTACGGGCATAACCCATAGGACAAATAGCATTTCTCATGTGGTCACACTGAACCTCAGCACGTTAGATTATGCAAATTTTGTATTAAACGATACAATATTTGGAGTACTAGATGATGATAGATTGGGCTTCTAATGGCAATTAAAACTTTTACTTCTGGCGAAGTACTAACGGCTGCTGATGTTAATTCATATTTGAATAACTATCGCGCTGATTTAGTATCACCTTCTGAAACCACTGTCATTTCTGCGACTGCTGCGACTGGTACTGTGAACTTGAATATTGCTGATACCTCAGTGACTTATTACACAACTAACGCCAGCGCAAACTTCGTTCTTAACTATCGAGGCAGTACTGCTTTGACTGCTAATTCTTTTCTTGCGACTAGCGATGCTGTCACACATGTATTTTTAGTAACAAATGGAACGACAGCCTATTATCCAACAGCGTTTCAAGTTGATGGTGGTACTGCTGGCGTGACATTAAAGTATCAAGGTGGAGCAGCCCCTACAGCAGGTAACGCTTCCTCAATTGATTCATATTCAGCAACACTTATCAAAACTGCTGGTTCCGCATATACTGTTTTGGTTTCTCAGACACAATTTAAGTAAAGGAACAAGCTTATGCCTATTGTTGGTTCTTTTGCTGGTGCTTCAGCACGCGCCTATGGTTTAAGTGCGGGTGCGCCGATTGTCGGAGATTTTGAATCAATACAAACTATTACTGTTGGTTCTGGTGGCGCAGCAAATGTTGAATTTACTTCTATCCCTCAAACTTACACACATTTACAAATAAGATTTATTGGCAGAGATAATCGTGCTACTTCTGGAAGTGACGATTGCAAAATGCAAGTTAATGGTCAAACTTCAGCAAGTTTTTACACTAATCACAGAGTTTTTGGTGGTGGTGCTTCTGCTGGTTCTGAGGGTTATCCAACTTCATCTGGTATTCAAGGGTTTCTAATGGGTGTCCCGTCTGCTTCTCAGTCATCTGCAAATGTTT